ATTGTCGACCCGTTGAACTAAGTATAAATGCGAAGAAAATTATTAAGAAAAAAGAGGCGTTAGTTCTGTCTTATCTTGATAAACATATTACATCATCTATAAACCCAATAGATGATAGAATTATAGATAATTCATGTGTGAAACGAAGACCAGATAGATTATATGATTGTGGCTCCTTTTTTGTTATAGTTGAGGTAGATGAAAATCAACATTCTGGGTATAATAACGGCTGTTCTTATGACAAGAAAACACAAGAAGATCGTCGTATGGTCCAAATTTGTGAAGCATTGAGTAATGGAATGATGCCTGTGATATTTTTACGATTTAATCCAGATAATTTCAGGGTTGGTGGTAAACTTCAAAAATTAAATATGCAAAAAAGATTAGATGTGTTAAGTAAATGGGTTTTACACTGTTTAAATCTAAAAGAATATGTAGATGTCCCACCAATACGGATTAAACATTTATTTTTCAACGAATACGATGAAAAAAATTCAGAATTTGAACACTTTAACAAGGATGATATTGCAAGGATGACAAGTTGATATGACATGGGTAAATTATGGTGTGAAATTGAATATTTAAATTTTTTCTAATCATTTGAACTAAAACGTAAAGTTGATATCACATTTAAAGAGAAAGTTTTATATATATACATACACATATCATGAAAAAGAAAATACCTAACATCAGTGCAAGAGATTTCGCTGCAATATTAAATATAAATCCTTATCAAACAGCTTTTCAGCTATTGGAATCAAAAATTGAAAATAAATATCCGTTTTTCGGTAATAAATTCACAGATCATGGAAATCGATATGAAAGTCTTGCATTGAAAGTTTATGAAACTAATAGCGGAAATAAAGTTGAAACAAATCAACCAAATTGCAAACATCCGGAATATGATTGGATTACTGGACGTTTTGATGGTATTGCGAAAATCAAAAAAAGAAAAAGGGATGATGATGAAAGCAAATATTGCATTGTCGAAATTAAATGCCCTTTAAAAAATGACAGAACTGAACCTCTAACTTTAGAAAATATTCCTAAATATTATTTAAGTCAATGTCAGGTTTATATGAACATGATTGATTGCGATACAGCTCATTATGCCGAATACTACATAGAACCAGATGGACTAGAAAATAGCGGGAAACTATATATTCTTGAAATTCAAAAGGATCCTGAATGGTGGAATAATAGTTTACCAAAAATACAAAGTTTTTATAAAGAAATGAAAAAATATCACGAATTAGGGTCATTAGATACTCATCCGGTAAGAATAATTGAAAATGAATGGTATAACAATACTATTTCATCGTCTGATATTGTGTGAACACACCTAACATTTTTATTTAGAAATTAAATAAAAATTAAATTATATTTATATTTATACTTATACTTATACTTATACTTATATTTATATTTATACTTATACTTATACTTATACTTATACTTATATTTATATTTATACTTATACTTATATTTATACTTTTACTTTTTAGTAAGCATTTACTTCAAAATCTTCGTTGATGTAAAATCCGCTTGTGATCATGATATTTCTCATATTTGTTTGAAAACCATTTGTAGTCTTGAAAATCTCATGAAGACGAGATTTTAATTCCTTAGATTTGAGTCTTTCATCGCTAAGTAACTTCTCCAATGACTCAATTTCGACATTTAATTTATCGTTATTTATTTGATCACCAAGCTTTTGTAACAATTTTTCATCTTGTAATAACTGTTCTAATTCAGCAACCTTTTCAACAGTTTTTTCTATCTCACAAGACAAATCGTAAATTGTTTGATTTTTATCATTAAGTAGCTTCTCCATTGACTCATAATTTTTTTCTTTATTTTTTAAAGTGTCAATTTCATTTTTTAAAGTGTCAATTTGTTTTTTCATTTGACGTCCTTGAAATTGCAAAGATTGAGTCGTATGATCAGTATTTGCGACTCTTTCATCGCTAATTAACTGGTATAATGATTCAACATTTGCTTTCTCGGCTTTGATGTCTTCCGAAAGTTTTACTTTTTCTTTTTCAGAAGACTCAAATTTTGCTTTAATAGAATTGAGCTCGTTAACAAGTTTTTCATTTTCATTTTCTTCTGATAAAGAATCTTCCACGCTAGAAAAAATCTCTCTCTTGTAATCTTCTAATTTTTGCTTTTCTGCTTCAAGAGAGAATTTATATTCTTGAATTTTGGCCTCTAATCTATCAGATTTTTCTTTTTCTTCTAAAAATTTATAGTAAAAAAATCTATCACATTTTTCAGTTGATACAGAAGCATCATCCATATTCTCATTTGGAATAGATTGTTCACCTTCAGTCTCAGCTTCAGAATCAGTTTCAGCTTCAGCTTCGGATTCAGTTTCATCTGCATATGAAACAACTGTTGATGTATCTGAAAATTCTTCTTGTTCTTGGGGGTCATATTCGGATTCAGTTTCCTCTTCGTATGGAATTGAATTCTCAGATTCTTGAGGAAAATTTTCTGTAGTATTGGCTTCTTCCTTAACAAAAACTTTTCCATTGACAAGAACAGTTCCATCGTCTTCCGGTGCAATGAAATCCAAATCATTGGAATAAATTTCATCATTAATACCGTCATTGTAGAATGAAGTGTCATTTTCTACATCTTGATGATCTCCATCCGAATGCATGTAGCAACTTTTTAATTCAGAACCATCAGGCATAGTCTTTTTGTAATGATTTCTGTTATTGCAAAGTTTTCCTTTTCTTTTGCCAGTTCTAGTAACAGTTTCACATCCACCATTCCAAGTTTGATCGGTTCTTAAAGTTCTTAAGTTGCTCATCATTTTTCAAAAGTGAAAATTATTAAAAAAAAAATCGGAAAAAATCATTTTTTTTAATAATAAATAAAATGAGAAAAAAATCAAAGTCTCCGTCGAAAAAAAAGAAAAATGACGATATGTTAAAAATACATACAAAAAATGAAAGAGATATGAATGAGTTGAGTTCAATATTAAATATTGAATTGATTTCAAAAAAAGCTGTGCCACGCAGACAACCGAATAAATTTTTTGATGAAAAGTGTATTCCTGAATTTGACTGTGAAACAACAAAAAATTATTGCACATCAAAAATAAAAATGACGAAATCCCTAATGACGAAACTATCAAAGCTAGATCTTGACATAAAAACAAATTATGTTTGGTATCCAAGTCGTCCCAAAAATGAATTTGAAAATAAGATGTATATAACTACCAAAACTGTTAATCCTCAATATCCAGTATATATAATATAAAAAGGACGATATGAATCTCGACTTACTAGTATTGCTCTTGAAAAAATGAATGTGCCATATAAAATTGTTGTCGAGCCTCAAGAATTTGAAATGTATGCTAAATATATTTATCCGGAAAAAATACTTGTTCTACCCAATAAATATTTAAATAAAAATCGAGGTTCTATTCCAGCAAGAAATTTTTGTTGGGAACACGCAATTAAAAATAATGCAACACATCATTGGATACTTGATGATAATATAAGACGTTTTTTTAGACTAAATAAAAATTCAAAAACAGAAGTAAAAAGTGGTGTTTGTTTTAGAGTAATTGAAGATATGATTAAACAGTATAAAAATGTAGGTATGGCTGGAATGCAATATTCTTTTTTTATTCCTGAAATCAATTCTTGGCCTATCGCTGTTCGAAATACTAGAATTTATTCATGTATCTTAATAAATAATAGCATTAAACATAGATGGAGAGGAACATATAATGAAGATACAGATTTATCATTAAGGGTTCTTAAGGATGGATATACAACTTTTTTATTCAATAACTTTCTTTGTGATAAACAAGCAACTTTAAATATGAAGGGTGGTAACACGGATACAATTTATAATGTAAAAAATGGTTTATTAAAAAAAGTAAAGTCATTGGTTGAACAGCATCCAGATGTTGTAAAACTAGGTAAAAGATTTGATAGACCCCATCATATTGTTAATTATAAACCTTTTGCAGACAATCCGCTTATAAAAGCGAGTTATAATTGTAAAATACCAAAAGAATATTATATGAAATTAGTTCCAAAATTAGATAAAAAAGATATAAAAGAAGTAAACGATTTGTTTGATAAAAACGTTTCAATTAGAGATATTGCCAACAAATATGATATGAATTTAAGTGATATTAGAAAAGTAAGAAGAAGTAGATGAATTACACAAATTCACATATACTTTTTCTTAATGTATTGTTTAATTTTCTATTTTTAGTAGTTGAAAAAATATTTTCATGAATAGTGATCGCATCAATCATTTCTTTTGATTTATATTGTCGTCTAATATATTCACATAATTCCATTTGATTTTCAGGCGTATTTTTAAATTGAATTAAAATACTTTTTTTAGTGTTTCCATTGAAAACAACACACCATTTCAAAAACTTTTCGAAATTGTTGAAAAATATAGAACATACTATATAATAAGACAATACACTCGTAGCCTCTTTATATTTTTTTCTTTTTGAAATACTACCAGAATCTTCTTTCGAAAATAAATCTGTATAAGTCATATTCATATGATTCAAATTTTTAACGGCTTGAAAAAAACTAAAATGTCTTTCATAATTTATACATGCAATTGTTCTTTCCAAAAATTCGTCTTTATTATTATTACATGACATGAACGAGCATAGTAAACAATTTATTGTTCTCGCCCAAAAATCAGTGTATGCTTCATACAATTTAACTTTTGAATTCACAGGAAATATTGATAATATAAATTGTTTCGTATTTTCATTATCTAATTCGGAAAAATCTAATCCGAAATTATGGAAAGTTTCATGTAAAAACACTTTAAACCATTCTTCTTTTCTAAAAATGACTATTTCTGAATCAGGTATACAAGTAAAAGTAAATCCTGTGTTTACATTTTTTTTTTCAAAACATTCGCCTTTATTTTCAGGTAAATATTTCTTTTTATCATTGAAATAGATGAAAATATTTAGTTTTTTAGAACATCTGCTATTCTGAGTGTATTTAGAAATTACATATAACCAAATGAGCATCAAATAAACATAGTGAAAAACATCCTCTTTTTTTTCATTTTTTGTAATTGTAAAGTGAAACGAAATTTCTCTCCCAATAAAATTGTTGAATTTGAAAATTTTCTTATGTTTTGCATGAATGAAAATATAGTCTCTGATTTCCTTTACGATGTAATCAAAATGCTTAGCTTTCGGAACATCTTTTGGAGATGATATTTTTTCATTTACTATTAAATGATTTTTCAAATCAATCGACTTTATGTATTCCATAGATTCTTTGAAATATGAAAAAAATTGGAGAAATATTTCATGTGAATCTTTGAAAAAACTAATATTATTTTCAGGTATTTGTTCGTGTAAGGATTTTATTAAATGAATCGAATCGTTTTTTAATGACATTATCTGTTTCTTTTTTATTAAATAAAAAGTTTTATTAAAAAAATTTCATTTAAAGTTTATGGATCTTATAAATAAAAGAACAACAGCATGTCCAATTATAGAAATATTAAAATGGTTTCTCAGCCTCGTGGATTAAAAATAAACCTTTTTCCACATCAATTGGCTAGTATTTATAAAATGGAAAATCTCGAGGAAACGAAGATGATTGAAACTGAAAATTATATTAAACATACTAAAATGGGTGTTAATTCAGATTTGACAGGTTTTGGAAAAACATTAGCAATTATTGGGTTAATTATTAGAGATAAAATGGAATGGGATTTAGAATTTCCTCATACTTTTGAAAGCGTTGTAAGCGATTCAAGGGGTCTTGTGAAAACTTATATTACAAAACGATTTGATAAATTAAATCCCAATCTAATATTAGTATCTCAATCTATAATAGGTCAGTGGGAAAATGAATTAAAAAAATCGAATCTTAAATTCACATCAATCATTTCAACCAAAGATGTTGAAAAATTGTCTGTGGAAGATATGGAGAATGTTGATGTAATTCTTGTTTCACCATCTTTCTATAATAAAATTGCCGTTATATATTCAAAGTTTGCATGGAAAAGATTTATTTTCGATGAACCTGGTAATTTGAGAATTGCAAACATGCAGCCTGTTCAAGCCGGATTTTACTGGTTTATTACAGCAACACCTTTGAGTATATATAATAATCATAAAAATTGCAAAGGAAGTTTTATGAGAGATTTATTTTATTTTAATAATTTTAATAATGATAATGAAATTTTTTTAAGGGATATAACAATTCAAAATGAAGAAGAATTTGTTAGAGAATCTTTTGAAATGCCTACAACTGAATTCTTACAACATTTTTGCCATCAACCAATTATGAATGTGATTTCACATTTTGTAAGTGAAACTGTAAAAACAATGATAGATGCTGGTAATATTGAAGGTGCGATAATAACGCTCGGTGGGTCTAAAACTTCAAACTTAGTAGAATTGATTAAAAAAAATAAGCAAACTGAATTGGCTCTTGTAAATGAAAAAATTTCAACTTGTGACGATGGTAGAATACAACTTTATATTGAAAAAAAAGAACTTCTACTAAGACAAATTTCGTCAATCGATGAAAGATTTCAAAATATGCTCAGCGAAGATTGTTTAATTTGTTGTGAAAGATTTGAAAATCCTGTACTTGAACCAAATTGTCAAAATCTATTTTGCGGAGAATGCTTATTGAAATGGCTTCAACAAAAAAATTCATGTCCAACATGTAGATGCAGAGTAAATCCATGTGATTTAATTTATGTTGAAACAAATGAAGGGGCTGTAGACGAATCTGAACATAAATACACAAAAGAAATTAGGATGACTAAAGTTCAAAAAGTAATAGAAATTATTACAAATAAAAAAGATGGGAAATTTTTGGTATTTTCTGAATATGATAATACTTTTTATCCTATGTGCGATGCTCTAATAGAACATAAAATTTCTTTTATTGAAATGAAAGGATCTTCAAAAAATAGAGAAAAACATATTGATCTTTTTAAAAGCGGAAAAATACCAGTTTTATTTTTGAATTCAAATTTCAATGGCGCGGGACTTAATTTAACTGAATCAACTGATATCATTTTATGTCATAGAATGTCGGATTCGCAAAAAACGCAAATTATCGGAAGAGCTAATCGAATTGGACGAACTCAAAAATTAACAGTTCATCAATTATTAGTGAATAACTCGTGATTTTTTTTATATTTTTTTTCGAGATTTTTTTTTTTATTTTTTTCTTTTTTAATAAAGAATATAATGTCTGGAATAGTAAATTTAGAAAGCGCATTACGAACATGCAAAGTTGACACTGCTTATCAGCAAAGAATTCAATCTGATAGATTTTTAAATCCTAAAAATCTTGTATGCCCTGTATGGAATGGGTTAGATACTGCAGGACGTGTTGCCTGTGCTGACTCTTTTTACACTAAAAGAGAAGGATGTAATAGCGCACAGGATCGTGTTGGAGTAGAAAATATTCTAAGACCTCAATACATGCAGTATATTAGTGATTCATTGGGAAATAGTTATAATAATAATAGTCCTACGCCGGCTCCTGCCACATCAGCTGTAGGAGTTGAAGGATTCAATTATGAAAGAAAACCCACATCTCAATGCAAAAGATGTTCATAAGAAAAAATGATTTTTTTAAAAAAGAAAATCAATATTTTTAGTATATAATGAGCACCCAAGATTTAGTTTTGAATAATATGTTGGAATTATGTGAGAAACAAATGAGTGAAGGAGATTATTTAATTGCCGCGTCTCTATTGAAAATTGTCAATGAAAAAAAAGAAGTTAAGATGGAATTTAGAACTATTTCATTTGACAGCCCAATTAATATTAAAGTCGGTAAACTTAATTTGGTTATTGATTCAATTGTTCAAAAATTAATTAGAAGCACATATAGTTCATATTACCAAACAGAATCTGTTAATGTTCAATTCACGGATGAAGTTTTTTCAATTAAAAAAACGTTATTTGAAAGTTGGATGACTTTTTTAATTCAAAAAGAAATGGCTTTAGAAGTTAGATTATGTGACAACTTATCTCCTAACTCAAATATAAATTATGAAAAATTTAAAAAATTTTTATTAAAAAGAAATGAATTGGATGATGATGAAGGAGAAGACTGGTTATATAGAAGTTATTCACTATATATTTCAGAGGTTGTTAATCAAAGCATAGACTTAAAAACACGAACAGTAACTAATAGTAATACTTGAATATAACTATAAATTAAAAATTTATTACATATCCACACCTATTTGGTGTAATAAATTTATTTTTTCCCACTTCTTTTCTTTTTACTTTTTTTCTTTTTTTTTGTATTTTTTTTTCCAACATCTGTGAAATCTGCGTGAAAATCTGCGGCGAAATTCAAATAATCAGGAAACAAATCAGGGTAAAGTCTTATCAATGATGAAATCTGTTCATCCCTCATTATTTTATTATTCATTATTTATATATTTATTTAATTGTAATAATATTTTATTTTAATTTTTCAACGGTATATTTTCAACGGTATTCGTTTATACATGCTTTATTAATTCCAATGTAAGCAGTATCTTGTGCATAGCATGGATAAACAACTGAACATGCAGCTTGAAAACATAAATTTGAAGGTTTGAGAGGATCTTTCTTTTTTTCTGTTTTATTTCTATTTTGTAATATATTTTTCGGTGTCCAACCGGCTTCTCTTTCAGATACTATAGGTCTGTCATCGGTTGGAACACCTTGAAACCATCTAGAATATGGAAAAACATCCATATCATTTTGAACATTGTATATAGAATTTTCCACAATATAAGGTTCGTTGCTATTTTTGTAAAAAATTTCCATTTTAACAGAATCTATATTTTTTTGTCGTTGAATCTCGGCGCTGCTTTTGTTCATAGTTTATATTTATTTAAGAAAAATATATTTTAGTTTAAAATAATAAATAAAACTTGTGAAATACTCTGAGAAAAATGCAAATATAGGCGATGCAATAGCTTTAATGGATTTCATTGAAAAAAAATACGATATAAAAATGACAAATTTTGAAGATCGATCTCAAATGACAGAAAATGACATGTTTATTAATGGATGGCATAGACATCAGAAAGAAAAATTACCAATAACGCATTATATATAGGACTTCATTCAGATAGAAATATGATGAAAAATATTAGCAAAAACACTTTAATTGGTTGTTGAGACAAATTCACAATGTCAGAAGTCGAAAAATTACCTCATTTAAAATCCATTTTTACCGGATGCTCAACTTGCACTATACCCATTTATGATGGCCCAAGAAAAGGAAAAGCCGTTTATATGCATGAAGATAAGGAAACAGGTATTATTCCATTTGATAAACAATTTATTATAGCCAGAAATCTTATAGATGAACTTAAAACAAAAGATCTAGTTACAAAAAACAGACTTCATATAGCCTTACCATGTATTGCTCTTGGAACACCTGTGAAAATATTAAAAAGAGAATTTCAACCAGAAAGATTTTCTATATTGGAAAATCATTTATTTTCTGGATTTGATAAAATTATAACTTATAAACCATCTGGGTTAAGAGATTATCTCGAGGAACAATTTATAAAAGGTTTTGATACAATAGTTTATGATTCACATAATTTCAAATCATTATTACTAAAGAACAGATGATAAATCTTCCATTTCACAAATATCAAAATCGAAAATCAATTCATCAAATTTGCTAGGATTTTTCAACAAAGGAATTTGACATTGATATAATATGTATTTTTCCATATTATTTGTGTAAATTGTTTCTAAATCAACGTTTATAACACAATCATTACCTATTAGATATATTATATTGTATTTTTGTAGAGCGACTTGATATTTATTAAATTGTTCCTCATTAAAGTCTTTTAATCCTAATTTACATTCGTAAATCGTATTTTTAGGAATACATATAAAATCAAATATACACTTCTCATATTTAAATTGACTTCCAATACTATCGCTATATTTTTCTTTCAGAATATTTTCCCAATACTTTTCTTGATCTGTTGATCTTTTTTTGGCTATTGTAAAAGATTTTGCACCTTTATATTCTATTCCTCCAATTTTTTTTATATCTTCTAAAATAAAGGGTATATTTTGTAATTCATAACATGACATAAATTCTTTAAAATCATCTCTTTTTATATCTAAATCCTTACCTTCCTCTTCTAAAACTTTTAACCATTTCGATGGAGCTTTTATATCAAATGGGTTATTTTTTTTTATAATAATATTATTTTTTACATCATTTTTCATCTTATTGATCATTTTCAAATAAAATGAATAACAAAAAAGTTCTTTTTCGCTTAATGCAATTTTTAAATCAGGTATTTGTATTAAATTGAAATACTTGTAATTTTCAACTAAATCATCTTCTTCACATTCAAATACATTTGAAAAAAAATATTTTTTAGGGTCATATTTTTTTAGTGAATTGTAAAGATATTCATAACTTTCTCTGAACCAATCTTGTTCTACTAACCATAAACAATACTTACGATCTTTTAATAAATCTGTGAGATCCTTATCTTTATATTTTCCAAACGTAATATAATTTACATTTAGTTCTTTTTTTTCTTCCATTTTACAATTAAAATTCTAATTTCTAAATCAATATTTTTTATTATATTTAATATAATAAAAAATATGAATTCACCACATTCAGAAGAAAATAAAGACAAAAAAATTCTGGATCCTCAATACAAAGAACCTGATATAATTGTTAAAATATTCAGAGTTTTAGCTGTTTTAAAATTCGTTTTTTTGGCTTTTTACTGTTATTATTATAAATTGGTTTTGGTTTCACTTGTACCTATAATTGCAAGTATTGCATACGTTGCGATGTTTATAAACGAACATAATATTTTAATTGCTAGATACACCGATTGGGTTTTAACAACTGGAATAATTTTATTTTGTATACTATACAAAGCTGAAATTCCAATAGAAAAAATATTTTTTTTAGTCAGTTTAAATTCAATAATGATGATTTCTGGATTATTTGGAAGACTGGAAAAATCACATGCAAATAGAATTATCTGGTTCACAATAGGATGTATTTTATTTATTCCAATTTTTGTAAATCTCTTGGAAATATCTAGAAGAAATGATGAAAATAAAGAAAATAAAAAGAACTCTTTTTACACTATTATTTTATGGTCTATATACCCAATAGTTTGGTTACTTGCGGAAGAAGAAATAATTAGTATTGATACAGAAAATTCTATTATACCAATGATAGATGTTTGGGCAAAAGCAGGATTTTGCTATCTAACTTTAAAAGAACATGGTGTTGACACATGGTTAGATAAATTTCTTTCATTTTTCAAAAAAAACATGGTTATCCCTAAAAAGATTATTCAACAGTCTTAAAAATATTTTGTATTAATAATTATGATAATTCTAATAGTATTCTCAAACAAATGTGATAAAACAACGATTATTAAGATATAATCGATATTGCATTATTAATATTTTTTTCAATTCGTTTATTTTCGTCAGGATCTTTTGCTATTACAAATTTGTCATTCTCAAAACTGATTATTTCTAAACTATCTAAATCTTTTGTTTCCAACACTTTTTTTAAATCTTTTATTTTCGAAACATGTTCACCATTCACTTTTGAAATAATAGTTCCTTGTTTCATATTAAGATTAGATGCTTCTGTTTGAGGAAATATCCAATTTATTATTAAAAAACTATTATATCTATTTTCACCTTCAATAAATTTAATTAAATTTTGATTGTAAAACACATGATTTAAAGTTAATTCGCCGATGCATAGTCCATGTGTTATAATAAATTTATACGGTTCAAATCCAGGTAATGCTATTCTATTTCTATTAGATGACACAGTTTTAAAAGATACTTTTATATCTTTTAATTCCCCATCTCTAAAAATTTTAAAAGTAAGATTTGTTCCAATCGGTATTGAATCGAAAAGTTCTTTTAAAACAAATTTCCTATCTTTATATTGATTATTCACAAGAAAACCATCACTTTTTATTTCATATGACACTTCATTACCTTTATTTTCTTTTTCATTATATTTGTTTATAATATCAAAATAACCTTTATTTTTATATATATCATTGAATGATATTTTACAAAGAATATCACCTTCATTTATTTCATGTTTGAAACTACTATCATGATATATTTTAGAAATATATATTCCTTCTGAAGGACAATTTAATTTTGTTAGTTGAATTTTACTTGTTTTGTTATATTTTAAACTATATCTAGGCTGAATAACAATAACAACTTCTTTTTTTTCGTCTATTGGTCTTGATAAATCATCATAAATAGATAAAATGGTTCTAGAACCTACTGCATAATTTACATTTTGGGCAATTCTCATAAATCCTGCAAAACTTCTACCAGCTGAAACTATACCTATTACTTCACCCTTCGGATTAATTAAAGGTCCTCCACTATTACCAGGATTTATTGGAGCACTTGTTTCAATATAAGAAGAAGTGTCTTCTGAATCAATAAATATGTCATTACCTCCTTCTTCGCTTGTGGTATTACTAAAAAATCCTGTAATAGTTCCCGCAGTTGCTTTAATATTGTCAAAACCTAATGGATATCCAATAACAAAAACTTTATCTAAATGTTTCAAATCAAAATTATCAACAAATTTCATGTTTATTTCATCAGGTTTTTTTTCTCCTTGTATATCGCGACGATCTTCTTTTTTTTCTATTTGACATAAAGCAACATCTTTTTCAACACAAAGTGAAATAATTTTCAATTTAATTTGTTTTTGTCTAAACTTTTCAGTTAAAGCATATAAATATATAGCATTCTCAACAACATGAGCATTTGTTAAAATCAAACCTTTTGTAATATCAATAATGAATCCACTTCCTTTACCGCTTGATTCAGTATTTATCACATGAGGTGAAAAAGGATCTACATTTTTGAAATAACCGACTATTTGAACTACACTTATTGTTATATTTGGAAATTTTGACATAACATTTTCTTCTAAATCTTTTAATTTTTTATCAAGTGTATCATTTATTTCACGAAACTTTGAGTCGATCACATCATAAATACTATCTTCATCTCCACCATCCATAGTTTTCTTTCTCAATGATCTTGATCTTCTAGGTCTCTTTCTCAATGATCTTGATCTTCTAGGTCTCTTCTTTACTGATCTAGATCTTCTTTTTAAAGGTTTAACCGATTTTATTTTTTTACCTTTCTTACTTTTCATTTAAAATATTATTTTTATTATATACAATTTAAAATTTAAAATATCGAATTTTATATTGATATTAAAATAAAATTAAAATGGGGAACGTAACACAAAATGTAAGCGAACCTATTTCATTTGATTCACCCACCTTGCTAGAATTGATTAAAACTGATTGTGAATATACAGTAGAAATAGGAAAATGTAGCACTTCTTGCGGTGAAGGAATTCAAAAAGTTGATTATAAAATAACAACATATGGAGTAAATGGTGGAAAATTATGCCCTAAGGATTATTTTCAAAAATGCTACAATGAACCATGTATTGATCCGGTTGTTGTCTCTAAACAAACCGGAAATGATCGAATATCTTTTATAAATATTCTAAATATTCCAATACAAGAAACAATTGGAAGTAAATTATTCTCGGTGAATTTAAATAATATTTCAGCTATAGCATTAAATGAAGGATTATATATATCAATTGAATATTATTCATTTTTTCCTGTAAATTTTCAGTTTATTTCGGTTTCAATAAATGATCATGTTTTCCCTATTTCATCATCAATTTTTGAAAAAGATGAAGGTTATTTTAAACATAATTTTTTAATTTCTTCAACAATAAAAATAAAACCTTATAGTAATATAATTTTCAATTTGTTTATTTGGAATTCTAATTTACAATCCACATCTTATACTATGCAAATAAATGCAAATTCTCATCAGATATAAATTAAAAATTGAAATATTTTTTTTTAAAGAATAAATTTTTTAAAAAAGAAATGAAACTTAGACTTGTAAATTTTAGATGTTATTCAGACAGCAGTTTTGATTTTGGTGAAGATGGATTACATCTTATTTCTGCTCCTAGTGGACAGGGGAAAAGTTCTATTTTAATGTCTATAAATTTTGTATTATACGGAACAGGTCAAAAAGTTGTAAGTCATGGACAAACATCTTGTTCGGTTGAATTTACTTTTAAAGATTTACATATAATCAGAAAGAAAAAACCAAATAATTTGATTGTTAAAGTTGATGATAAAACTTTCCAAGATGATGTTGCTCAAAATATTATAAATCAAAAATTTGGAACATCTTTTAATGTAACTGGTTATATAGCTCAAAATGCATTAAATTCGTTTATTGTTATGGGTCCATCAGAAAAACTTTCTTTTTTAGAAAAGTTTTCCTTCAATGATATTAATTTGGAAGAAATCCGGACAAAATGCAAAAATTTGATACAAAAAAATAATGAGACTTTTATCAAACTTATGTCACAAATACAAACGATGGAACAGGTTATATGCGAACTAACTTTACCTATTGAAGTAATATTTCCTTTAAAAACAAAAAATATGGAACTTACAACTAAAAATGAAGAGATTCGTTATAAAAATTGTGAAACATCTATAAAAAAAAATTCTCATATATTTTCAAAAACACAAAAGGAACTCAACGATACTTTAATATTGAACTCTTTCATTCAAAATAAAGATGAAAATATAGAAGGATTATCTTTAACTTTAGAAAATTTAAGTTTAGAAGAACAATCAAGTGATTATATTGGGGATGAAGAACTAAAAATATTAAAAAAACGACTTCAAACTATAATAGAATTCTTCAAAGTCAAAAATATAAGATCACAATTCGAAGAAAGTTCAAATCAATTGGAAATTATGAAAGAAAAAGAAATATTAGAAATAACAAATAAATTAGATTTGAAAAATAAATGTTTGTGGAACGAGTATAATAAAAATGAATGCGTTGATCTTATAAAAGACCTAAAAGGATTTTTGGAAGATGCCAAAAAAATTGCATTTTTAAAAAAACAGATCGATGCTAATGTGAACATAGATGATTTGGAAAAACCAGAAAAATTATTGGAAGAAAAACGGTTATTATATGAAGAAAAACGAGAGAAACTAACTATTTTAAAAAAGAAAAAGATAACCTATTCATGTCCTTGCTGTAATAAAAATTTATTTTTTGAAAATGAAAAACTTTACGCCTTTAATAATTCATTGCCAGAATTATCTGAAGATTTGAAAGAAGAAGATTTGATTTCAGAAATTCATGGATTAAACAAGGATATTAAATCACTTGAATCAACAATCAATAAAATTAAAAATAAAATAGATCAAAATCAAAAAATTAAAGAACAAATTGAAAATATAGAGAATCAATATGATGAACAGCCAAGTGTTGAGTCTTTTTCAGAAGATATTGAACACATGGAGAATTATTTGAAAACCCAAATTACACTTGAGAAAGAAATTTCTGTTCTCGAAAATAATCTATCAAATCAAAAATTTTCTTCTTCGTATTTGGTTTCTAAAAATAAAGTCGAACAACTATCAAAACAGATTAAAGAATATGAATTATCTTTTGAAAATATAGACGAAAATGTCTTTGATGAAGATGAAGAAGACTTACGAAATAGTATTTTCGAAGAACAAAATAAGAAAACTCAAATTAAAAATTTTGCAGATAAAAGAAAGAAAATAGAAAAAGAATTGGACATTCAGAAAAAAAGCAATCAGAACAAAATAGATGAACATTTAAGTATATACAATTCTATAAAATCGGAAAAAGAACTCAATGATATCATGAATATTTTAAAAGAAGAAATTGAATCTTTGAATTCTAAAAGAGATGAACATAAAGATAATCTTGAAAATATTGAAAAATACAACAAATATATAGAAGAAAAAGAGAAATATGATAACTGGACTAAAAAACTTGACGATCTGAAAGAAAAAGAAGAAATAGCAAAAAATAAGTATAATGCTTCTAAATTATTATTAGAAAAAATTATTGAATCAGAATCAATAGCAATGGTAAATATTGTGGATACGATAAATATGCATTCTCAAGTTTATTTAGAAAATTTTTTTCCTGATAATCCTATTAATGTAAATCTTTGCTGTTTCAAAGAAACAAAAAAAAATAGCAAACCTCAGATTAATGTTGAAATTAGTTATAAAGGTTCAGATTGTGATATAACAAATCTTTCAGGTGGTGAGACATCGCGTGTTATATTAGCATTCACGCTCGCATTGGCGGAAATATTCAATGTTCCTCTATTAATGTTAGATGAATGCACTGCTAGTCTTGATTCCGAATCAACATCAATTGTTTTCGACACAATCAAAGAACATTTCAAAAATAAAAATGTTCTAGTTGTGGCACATCAATGCACAGAAGGAGTATTTGATAAAATTATAAAAATCTAATATATAAAAAAATAAAGAATGGAACGATATATTATTATTTTATTAGCAACGTTTTTTGCAATGTTAATATCATTGATATTAGGAATCACTTTCACCGTTTTGAAATCAAAAAATGATGAATACGTTGAAACACAAAGAAAAACAAAACCTGATTTTTCTAATACTGATTCAGAAACATATTTTGCATTGATGATAACATTTTTAGTTCTATTTGGTGTATTTGCCACTTTGTTATTATCTATTATTTTTTTAAAAAAAGAAATAACGATTCGTTTATCAACCCCAAAAAAACAAAATTATAAACCTTTATTACCAAATAAATATGATAGTAGTGAAGAAACAACACCAGATGATTCAACGCCTTTAGGATTAAGTGGTGGAAGTAACTACCTAGGTGTAAGAGGGGGTGGTATTAAACCATTAAATTTACCAAAATCGTAATTTTAAATTTAAAAATGAATTTAAAATGAATTTCACTTATCTTCTTTTTTAAGAGTCACAACTTCTCTTAAATCTTCCTCTACATAATCATATATTTTATACCACTCTTTCCCAAATACATTTTCCATAATACATTGTTCATTCTCTGTAAGCATACTTGGGTGTAGCCCGGATTTTAAACTTTCACAAATATAAGATGCGGCATCGGTTAAAAATATAGGAATATTGTTTTTATCAGTAACACCAGCAGTTTCAAAATTAATTTCACCAAACATAGATTCCCCAATTTTTTTATAATGTTCAAGTTCATCGTGAGACATTGCATTCAAAGCAGACGTTATCATTGAATTATTCCACAAAGAATTTTCTTTTTCTTTTTTTCTTTCTTCTAATTCTTTATTTAAAATTTGCTGTTCCATTCTTATTATTAAAAAATAAATATCTTCTTTTTAAATAATCTTTTATATAAAATAAAAATGAATCTATCTGAAAAAAAATATGCAGTTGAAAAAAAACGCGATGCATCCTTCCCGTCATTCATATCAAGTAATAACTTTTATTTCAAACAAATATCTAGTCCAACTGGATCAAACACGAACATAATCCAGATACTATTTGACATCGATAAAGGTGATCTAGAAATAATAAAACCACATGTAATTGAATATAAACCGCTTATTAATATCAATATAGGTGATGAAAAAACAGTTGTAGATGAAATCATCGTTGACATAAATAAAGATGATTTATATTATTTGGCAAAAGATCTAATTTTAGTAATAGATGATGCCGTGTCAAAGTCTTATATTAAAGAAGATGAAAAATATAAATTTGCAGCACCAATTGCCATTAGATTTATTAGTGGAGTAGATATGTCAACAAAAATCGAAGGACGTTTTGTAAAAATAGTTAAAGAAGACCTCAATCCGAAAAATAGTGATGTGAAAAATAGTGAATCTTCATCTTCGTATAGTCCAGGTGTAATAGCTGGTATTGTCACGGGTTCGTTGGGGTTACTTGCATTGATAGTTTTCTTTTTTATTTTTCTTATTCGTAAACTAAGTAGTAAAGCTAATACTGATTATAAAAACACTGAAATGACAAAAATTTAATTCGTTTTAAGAAATGTGAAGTTGTATTTAAAAAAATGAAAATGAAAATTGTATTTTATCTATTTTTACTTATATTCACAGTATTCATTTTATACAAATTATACAATTATTCTTCTAAACAAAAAACTAATAATATACAGAATGAAAATGATATAGAAAATAATTACAAAACAACAACTAATAAAAACCATGTGGTTATTATAGTATCTATAACTACTTCCCCAAGAAGAATCAAATTAATGAAAAATACATTAGATTCAATACTCAATCAAACATATCCTCCGGATCTAATTCGAATAAACATACCAAAACAATTCAAACGAACTGGTCAATATTATGACATTCCAGACTTTATAAAAAACAACGATAAAATACAAATTTTTCAATATGAAGAAGATTATGGTCCTATAATGAAACTTTTACCAACTTTATCAGATTATTCTGAACACCCCAATGCTAATATAATTTATGTAGATGATGATGTATTAATGTTACCACATACAATCGAAACATTTATAAAGTATATTAATATAAATCCCAATTTTGTTTACTGTTTTTCAGGTTTTGATTTTAAAGGACCTCAAAACTGGATTAGAAACAATAATGTTCCTTGTTATGTAAATATCCCAGAAGGATACATGTCAGTTTGCTTTAGCAGCTCCGTCATAAATAAAATAACTAATCAAAATAATTATTCAATGGAAGATTACTATCGTTTTTTTTCAAAAAATGAATATTGTTTCACAAGCGACGACTTGATGATTGGAAATTTTTTAGCCATGAATAATATTTATATTTATAAAATTCAAGATGATAAAGCAAACTTTAATCTATGGTGGAAATCTGGATGTGAATTGCAATACGGAAAATCTGGTGATGGTATAATGCATTTGGACACAGATCAACATTTCACTCGATATAATAAAGCATTTCAATATTTAGTGGAAAACAACATGAATTATTTTGTTATCGGTTAAATCTACTTAATTTTATTTTCAACTCATCTTTAATAAATCGTTCGATATTTTCTAATTTCACTGTATATGGAACTTCTATTAAAATTATATTTTCATCTTTACACATTCTTCTTTTCATATCATCACGATATTTTTGATTCAAAAAAGCTTCATTATTTTTATGAAAATAAGGAACATACTTATAATGCTGTTGACCATTGAATTCCACGGCAATTTGTAAATCTTCATTATAACAGTCTAATTCCAAATTGAAATTTCCGCCTGTCACTGGATTATTTAAAAAATTAGGTCTTGCTTTATTGAAAGGTTTGTTGAAAATTTTTTCTAATACTCTTCGGCATTCTATTTCACCTTTACTGTCAGTTCGGACCCGATTCGTCTTAAAATCATTTTTATCAACCAATGATGATGATGTTTTTGAATCATAAAAATATTTTGTTGACCAACTTCCCTTTTCTCCTTTATATTTTCTATATATAGAAAACAAAATTAGCAATACTATGCACACACCAAATATTAATTCGAAGCTATAATCTTTCAAGAAATCAATTCCGTTTTTTACATCATTTATTTTTTTTAAACTATTTCCCATTTTATTTTTTATTTATTTTTTATTTATATCAAATATTTTTTATTATTCAAAATTGTCACGACAAACTGGACATGTTGTTTTATAAGTTGACCATTCTTTTACACATTTAGTATGGAATAAATGGTGACACTTTGAAAATGAAACTTCGTCTTCGACTGTAAAATCTTCTAAACATATACAACAATTCTTTTCTTTTTCATCTGTAGTTAAACTATTATATTTAAAACTTTCTATTTCAATTTCGTCATTAATTTTTGAGACAGTTGGTTGTTCATCAAAGCTTTGATTTAAAACACTTTCAAATGGATCAATTATTCTATCAATTATTCTATCCAAAAATACATCATTTAATCGTCTTATATTATTAAATCTTCTTTCAGAAGTTGATGGGTATCTAAAACCCATATCAAATGATGATGATTGTGGAATAATAATTGAATTTGTTCGAGATGGGTAATAATAAGTGGATGGTGTAAGTGGTTCTGAAATCGCCGGAATTGACACATTTCTAGTGCTTGTTATATAAGTCATTAAAACTTCTTCGAAAATTCTATCAATTTCTGAATAATTATCAATTATGTCATCATCAGGTTCATTATTGTTATTATATTCGTTGTCATATTCGTCTTCGTCTTCGTCTTCGTAATTATTATTATTCATTGTATTATATTCATCTTCATAATTTAAATTCATAGATGATTCATCTATCGGTTCTTCTTTTTTTTCTTCTTCGGACATCTTTTATATTTAATATGTTTATTTATTTAATATGTGTTTTTTTAAAATACATTTTCATGACTAAAATAATATAAAAAATATATTATTTTATTATATCTAACGTCGTAAATATCTAACCTGTTTTTTCACTATACTAATTACATTTTTCAAATCAACATCATTTTCTAATAATAAATCAGAATGCTTATTTTTTATTTTTTCATTTCTCCAACCAATTGCTTCATTATAAATTTCGAGTTTCCCATAAGATTCAGTTGTTAAATATTTTTTATTATAGAAATCATCTGAATCATAATCAGAACAATCACTATTCACTTCAAATGCATCAGTCTCTTTACAATAACATTTCATCTCTTCCAATGTTATATTCATTTTTCCAGTTTTAAAAACAACTTCTAAAATATTTTTAATAATGTAATCGTGACCCATTTATTTTATTTAGTTTTTGTGTTTAAATATCAATTGAACGGGCTTCAGACAATGCCATTTTATCAACCTTTTCATTATATTCATTACCTGAATGTCCCTTAATCCATTCAAACTCAACTTTCTTATTTAATGATACTTTTTCATACTCTTCCCATAAATCTTGATTCGCTTTTCTTTTCCATTTTCCTATTGCACAATTTATTACATATAGACTATCACTATAAATTTTACATTCTTCTTTTGGTTTAATAAATCTAAGCCCTTCTATAACTGCTTGTAATTCCATTTTATTATTAGTTGTACTTTTAGCTCCATCACTCATATGAATTTCACGATCTTTATCAATAAGTATAAAAGCCCAACCTCCAGGACCACCTGGATTTTTCAAACAACTACCATCTGTAAATAAAATATTCATCCTCTTAATTTTATATAATAAAAAAGCTCATTTATTTTCAATTTTTTCATACAGAAGATGATGTGATTAATTATATTAAATAAACATGTTTTTATTTAATATTTTCCAACCAGTGAGAATTGAACTCACGACACCCGGATATCAATTATCAGACAGTTACAGTCCGGTGCTCTACCAACTGAGATATGGCTGGTTATATTAAAAACACATATCTTTAAATTTGTTTTATTATATTCACATTTAAAAAATGAAAATGTTTATTTAAACATGAAATTAGATTTATCCGTCGTGGCATGTGATTTAAATGATGATTACACTCAATTTTTTGATATTGTGAAATACTCTTGGAAACATTATGTCGGGATTGAAACGAAATTTATTTTGGTTTCTTCTTTTATACCTGATGATTTATCACATTTTAAAGATGATATAATTTTATTTAAACCCATTAAAGATATTCCAACAGCTTTTCAAGCACAATGTGTTAGACTTTTATACCCAGCTTTAATGAATGATGTTAAAAATTCAATTATTATATCTGATATGGATCTAATACCTCTTAATAATCATTTTTACACCGAACCAATTAAACACATCGACGAACAAAATTTCGTCGTTTATAGAAACGTTATTTCAGAACATTTACAATATCCAATCTGTTTTTGTGCAGCTAATTTTAAAACTTGGTCTGACATTTTTTCTATTAAAACAATTTTAGATATCAATAATACCATCGAACATTGGTATGAATATTATATAAATAAAGGACACTTTTATCAAATTTCATCTCCTTATTCAGTAATTTGGGCGTGTGATCAATTGAAACTTTTTGAATATGCAAATGCATGGAATGAAAAAACAATGAGATTGACAACTTTTTCAGACAAAGACACAAAATTTAATAGATTAGATAGACATGACATATTAGAAATTGATAAACACATTTATGAATATAAAGTTAAAATTAAATTCGGAGTCTATTCAGATTTTCATTTACCTAGACGTAGTTGTTACAAAAATTTAATTGAAACCATTATTTATTAGGTTTACAAAAAAATTGATTTTTTGTATTTTTTTTGTTTGATATTTTTCAAAACCTTTTGAAATGACAACTTACCAAAACGCCTCCACCAATTACATTTGCAGAAACGGCAACCAAGATTGTTTTTGTCTAGAATGTTGTCATAATGAAGAAGACGGATGTTATTGTCAATGCGATTTATGCATTGGATTGGTTGAAAATAACCACTTCGACGAAGAACAAAAAAGAAAGGAAAATTTTAAAAAAATATGTGATTTCTTTCAATTACCTTCGGTTTATTTAACTATGGAAATCTTTAATTTCCATAACACCGATTCAATATTATATTATAAATTTATTGAAAAAAATGAAATAAATTCCGATGAAATAACAAGTCTTTTGAAAGAATATTTGTCTTCAATTGGATCAGAAGACACTGGTTTGACAAAAAAAATAAAAATTATGATTTTAGTTCAAATCATTAATCTTCCAAATATTAGAAAATTTATAACCTCACACAACAAACTTTTTGATGTTATTAGTTATAAATTAAAAGACTTCTCTAAAAGCAATGATAAAGTATTTGCTTCATTTTTAGAACAATTTAATTTCTGTGTATAAAAATTAACTTAATTTAAATACATTTTTAACTTTGTTCAACACTATTATACACAGTTCTTTCATTATTCCTTATAATTTCCGTTTCGCTTTTAACTGACGACTCCATTACTATTTATTGGTCTACTAAAAAACCTTATGAATCGAAATCTGTAATTTTTTGCGATTATTCTCCTGATAAATTAGACTTATTTTCAGAAGGAAAGTCGATTCAGTATCATGATTCTTCAGTTCATCACCACGTATCAATAAATGGAAAAAAAGATGAAAATTGAATCTATCATATTATATAAGGTGCGGCGGAATATCAGGAAAGACCTGAAACTGATGATTATTTGGAACACGATTACACTGAATACTACAACTACAAAGATTTTGGATTTGGAATACTCACGGTTTTCAATAATAATAGTTTAGTTTGGAATTATCATAGAAGCTCAGATGGAATTTCAGTTGATTATTTTAATTTTTTTAAATAAAAAAATTCTTTTAAATAATAAAAATGTCGGAAAAAAAAAATCTTATAATTGAAACACTAAAAAAAATTAGTAATGAAATAGAAAAACTTAAGTTAGAATTGAAAACAAAAGAAGAAAATATTACCCAACTTAGACAAGATATTGTGAGTGTATCTAAATTAAAGGATGATTCGATATCCGAAATTCAAGACTTAAATAGTAAATTAGAAACATTAAAAAGTCAATCAACTCAAGGGGATTCTGCAGCAAAATCTCAAATTGAACAATTAAAAAAAAAAATTGACGAATTAGGTCAAGAAAAAGGATATTTCGAATTGACAATTGATAACTTAAATTTAAAAATTGCACAATTAAATACAGACACTGACTCTATATTGGAAGAGGTGAACGCAATTCAAGAACAAGTTAAAAGTGTAGCCGATGGCGGTAGAAAGAAGTCAAGATCAAGAAGAAAAAGAAAGTCTATGAAACAGATTAAGAAGAAATCCAAAAAGAAGTCTATGAAACAAATCAAGAAGAAGTCTAAAAAGAAGTCTAAAAAGAACTCTAGAAAGAAGTCTAGAAAATCCAAAAGAAGATTTTAAAGAAAAATAAAAAAAAAACTATAGAATAAAAATGGAAGATGCTATAAAACAATTGGGTGATATACAAGAAAAGCATACACAAATATTAATAAAATTAAAAAAAATACAAAATAAAATTGATATTATTCTATCCAAACAAGGCGGAAAAAATAAAGAAATCCAAGAACTAATAAGAAGTATTGAGAAAATAATAAAAACGTCTGGTTTATCAGATGAAGAACAAAAAACTTTTAAAGCAATAAATGATGCATCCTTTGAAGCTGCCAAAAATATAGAAGATGACGACAAAAAGATTTCTAAATTGAGTGAAGTTGAAAAAAGATATGGTGAACAAATTAAGATAATAAATAAAGAGAAAATAGATAAAATTAAATCCGAAATTGAAAGTATTATTAATAATATTCAAAAAAGTCTTGAAAAATACACTGATGCTAAAACTAAACCTGAAATAGAAACGGAATTTGGTATTTTTAAAACAAATTACGAAGCGGAGAAGGTGAAAGTTGATATAAATATAAATGGTCTCATAAAACTTAAAAATGATCTTGAAGAAATGAACATAAGTCGATTTGGTAAAATTAAGGTTTACATGAAAATCAAACCAACTCCTCCTCCGGGTGGTGATAAGATAGTTGCCGAAGATGGTGGTTATATTATAAATAATTTTTTTAAAATTAATAATGATCAAACAATTGAAATAAAACCTGATACTGAAGTTGATAAGTTTGATCCTTTGTCTAATAAGTTTGGTCCTTTTTCTAAAGTTTCATTTACAACAACACAACATATCAAAGATGGTTTAAAAAATATTACAAAAAATAAGAATTTATTTGATGAAATGTCTGGTGAAAATTCTCCATTAAATATAAACAGTTTATTAGGACGTTCAACAATTTTATTTGGATATGGTATATCTGGTTCTGGAAAAAGTTGGACTATTCTTGGAGGTAAAGGTGACCCAGGATTAATACCATTATTAATTGAATCATTAACTACTAATGGTATAAATGTTAAACCTTTTAAGATTTTTGAACATCATTTAAACTCAGATGATTTTATTAAAACTGATCCATCAAGACCTCATTTCGAAGAAGGTAATTTAAAAAGTAAAATTAGAAATTTTGATTTGAAAACATATGCAAAAGAAGATAATTCCCCAATAGATTTTATTAAACTTGAAAAAGACAGAATAGCACTTCATAGTATTAAAGAAACACCAAACAATCCAACTTCAAGTAGAACACATTTATTCATTGTTTATGAAATTGAAAAAGATGGAAAAACTGGGTATGTAACTTTCATTGATTCAGCAGGAAAAGAAGAACCTCTTGAAATAGCAAAACAGTTTTATACAAAATCAGCGTCTGGAGAAGACATCAAAAATGCTGCTTTACCATTTGCTGTTAAACCTATTACCACCAAAGACCCAAAACTTAATTTTTTTTCAAGTGCTTCATATACAAGAATAGATTTTTCTAAAGACAAATTTGATTTACTTCCAGAAAAATCCAAAGTTAATCTATATATTGAAAAATTGGAATTTATAAAAGACGTAATTAGAGAAGGATTTTTCATAAACGAATCTCTCGCTCACATGATCTATTATTTCACTGGAGAAGAAAATATTTCAGGTAAAACTATACTAAAAAGAACCTTAAAAGATGATTTAAAAAGAGAATTAGAGAAAGATGAATCTATGAGAGATCAACAAGCAGATTCTGTTAAAAATTACGAATCTTATGATAAAAAAGGCAAGTTGAATGTCTTTTATAAACCACCTTCGTCAAGAATAATTAGAAAGATTGAAAAATTGGATGAAACAAATGATAAAGATCCAATAATGATAACAACGATTTTCGAGTATTTAACTAATTTATGCACTATAAAAGATCAGAAAAAATTTAAATTTGTTATGCTTGGAAACACTCGAACAGAAGCAAAATACAAAGATGATATAATTAAAACTTTAAGGTTAGTTGATTTACTGAAATCAACATAAAAAATTCCCTTTGAAATTTAATTTCGAAATAAAAATTAAATTTGTGATATATATATTTTATTATTTTTTTTTACTTAAAATTTACTTAATTTATCTTCTATTTCATCCAAAATTCTAAGTATTTCTTCATCTTTTTTAGAACACTCACATTTGCTATTATTTTCAGTTTCACCGCTTAAAGCTAAACCAATATTAAAATAAGGATTATTAAAAATATCATCATTCAGCATTCCATCATTCTTACTATATTTTTTGACAGTTTTCTTAGACTTTTTTTTTAATTTAGATTTTTTCTTATGAGTTTTTTTGGTTTTGGTTTTGTTTCTCATTTATTTATAATATATAATAAAAAATATAATTTCAAAAATGTCAAAGTGTAATTAATGGATAGATCCGAAAAAAATTATAATAGTGTTTTACGAATTGCGACTTAAAGACGTGATAAATATAATTAAATATGAAAGATAAACGAATGTCAAACCCAAAGAACTTCTGTGAAGAAGCCATGAAGTTAGAAATAAGATATGAATATTTAATAGAAGCTAAAATGTGTGTTGGTGGTCAAAAATTGGCTCAGATGTTTCAAGGGAAATCTCTTAGAGGAGGTGGAGATTCACTATCATCGGCAACTATTGAAAGTTGGATAAATACTTTTATTTTTGTTCAAAATAATCCAGATGAAGAAGATAAAGATCAGTATTCTGCAAGGCGACTTGAACCTAGAGATTCTTGGTATAAATATCTTGAAATTATAAAGAAACCGATAGATGATGAGGTTGTTAAAATGTGGAAAAATCTTTCTGCGAAAAAATTGGGTGATCAATCAGAAAAATATGGCATCACTCTTGGAATAAGAAATGCAAAAGCTGTTGTAAATTTACAACAAAGAATGATTGATATGGTTGAAAGACGAAAAAATAATATTTGGAATAAAGTTGAAGAAGTTGATGGTTCGATTGATGCTGTAATTGATGGTGTAATTGATTATAAATTTAGAAATGTGCCTGAACTTAGAAGAATTTGCAAAGAACGTAATCTTCAAAACGCTCATATTACCGACAAAGAAGGATTAATTGAACTTTTAGAAAAAAATCCTTTTAATGCTGTATATAGTTTGGATATCAACAATATTTATACTATGACTCATCCGGAACTTAAAAGTTTAGCAAAAGAGAGAGGATTCAATGAGTATAATAATGTTAGTAAAGCAGATCTTTTAAAAATGCATGAAGAATACGATCTAGAATTGAAAAAAATCGAAGAAGAAAAAGAAAATGAAAATGAGAATGTTTTAGATACATTTGAATTCGAAGATAAAGTTATTCGTGTAATTAGACACAATGATGAACCATGGTTTGTTGCTAAAGATATTTGCGATGCTTTAGAAATGACAAACTCAAGAATGGTAATTTCAAACATTAATCTACCTGAAAATTGGAAGGGTGTAAAAGATATTTACACCCTTGGAGGGGATCAAGAAATGGTTATAATAAATGAGCCGGCTTTATATAAAATAATAATGCGTTCAAATAAGCCTAATGCTCAGATATTTCAAAATAAAGTTTGTGAGGAGATTTTACCTTCAATTAGAAAGAAAGGTTATTATAAATTAGAAGAAAAAGAAAAATTTTTATTACAAGATAATAGCGGGTCTATTAAACGTATTCTTGATTTATCTGAGATGGATATTGAAGCTGAACTTTTGGAAATTGACTATGATTGGACAAAATGGACCAATAAATGTGTGCTATATGTTGTTTATATAGGTGAAGGTTTAATAAAACTTGGTTTTAGTGATCATAAACTTGACAAGAGAGAAATTAAACATCAGAGCTCCGAAAGCAATTTTAAGCAATATCGTATGGTAAAAGTACTTGAAATTTCGGGTAAAATTGCTGAAGACAAAATGAAGGATCTACTTAATATTTACCGAGTAAAGTTTCATAATCAACATGAAATTTTTAAACCTATAGGTGCAATTGCAAATTTTATTGAGAATGTTGAAAATCTTCTTAGAGATAATGACTTACATATGATCATTTCTAAACAGCAACAAGAAATAGCTGAATTGAAGTTAAGGGTTTGTGAAATGGAAAAGAAAAATTTAGAATTGCAGCTACAGTTGAAAGATAAATAATAAAGCTGAGTTTAAGTAGAAGTTCAAAAATGAAGATGAGTCCGGCTGAATATAGTAAGAAATATAGTAAAACTGGGTAACTTACAAAGGGTGTCGTAAACTCCGACACGAGTTTTTTTTATACAAATTTTGTATAAAAAATAATTTTGAACCACAAATACAGGCTCTTTACAAAACTGGGAACGAGTTTTATATTCCCTAACCTTTCGGAAAGGGGCAGATCATACCTTAAGCCTATCATTGATGTTTGCTAGACATCTAAGACCGATAATCCGGTGATCGTTGAGGGAGTTTCATAATCTTGCATAGCGATTTTAGAAACTTTACCCGCGGATTGCCCAATATTATACGTTTTTACCATACCCGACGCTTTTGACGTGGCCACACACTATATTTCTATAGTGGTTTGGTAGTATAATCTTAAGGGGTTTCCCGACATTATAAATTATCTTGCCTGTGAAATTTTAAACAGACTAGGTAGTTAAATCAATCAACAAACAGAAACTGTTGATTGGTGGTAATTATAACGTTTATCTCTAATAGTTTTACCACAACTATTAAAGCGTCTACCTATTTTAGGCTTCCCGTGTTTACCTAAAGCTCCACCACTCACGCGAATGATGTTATTATTAATACAAGTTACAACGAACTCGAAGGTTTGAGGACTATAGTATCCAGAACCAGTGGCTCCTCCACCAGCAGCAGCTGCTACAGCGGCAGAAGAAGCTTCAGGAACGATAGACACGTTGGTTAGCTTACCGTAGTTAGTAGAACCCATCGGATCCAAAGCCATAAAATCAAGGGAATACGAATAAGAGTGGTATCCAATGATATCAGGGATAGTAGGAGCGTGGAACCAAGGGTTAACAAGCGAGAAGTAGTCAGAACCCATTTGAGTCAAACGATTGGTGTTCTCATAGATTAGAGAAGTTTGAAGAATGGGGTCAGCGGCACCGTCAGGATAGAACAAGACAACAGGGACTTGATTGGATAGAGTGACAGTGGGGGATGCAGTAGAGTAAACAGACCATTCAGCCTTGCAAGTAGTATTACGAACAGCGAAGAATAGAACTCTAATAGCATGAGAAAATCTAATGTCGAAACTCTGAGAAACTGAGGTTCCAGGAGTAAAAGAAGATCTAGGGGCTGTTTGAACCTGCTCTATTAGAATGTCTCTAGGGGCACAAGCCATTCTCTTACGTTCATCGTTAGAGACAATAGCATAGTTAGCCCAAACTGCGGCACTCAAAGAGGGGGCAGTTCCAGTGGTCAAGTCGGAAGGTTGAGCGGCAACACTGTTAGTTTGTTCATCATCATAACTGATGATCAACAATTCAGAGAAGTCTCTGAAAGTGAAGTTAATTCTCATTTCGTTATAAGGAAGAGCGGCAGTTGGTAGAGCTACACCACTATCTCTTCCATAGAAGAAAGGAAGAGGAAGATTTAGAGTGTAGGAAGGAATAGCAACACCAGCACCATGAGGATCAGTCAAATCACTGACGTTTCCGATCATATTGTCATATCCGTTTCTCTTGCTAGCGGGAACAGTGAAAGCAGCCCAGAAATCAAGATGGTAGTTATCAAATCTAGCAGCAACCAAATCATTGAACGTAATATTACATTCCTTGATAATGTTATGCATTAAGTTTCTAGTCCATCTGAGACTTCTAGAAACTCCAATAGTGGTGGTAACAGAGGAAGCAGAAGATAGAGTAACAGTAGGGGTTGTCAATCGAAGCCAAGTTTGAAGTAAATAGTCTCCAGCACGGGAGATACTTACTGACCAATCAGCGTTGAATGCGGGGGTTCCAGAAGCCTTGCTCAAAATAACAGGGACTTGTGTAAACCAAGTGCTCTTACGTGTTTCACGCACGAAGTAGGCAGTGGCATCAGGGCCACCATACATATACTTTTCGATTTCATCAAAAGTGGCTAAATCGATAAAACCAGAGGTTACATTAGAGGATGCGGACATTTTTTTTATTAAAAACAAGATAATAAAAATTCAAAAAAAAAATTTATACGTATTTATTCAAAGTTTTGAGTGCATAAATATATACTTTTTTAAGAAAATTCATGATCGATGATTTAGATAGCCTGTTTTAAGCCTTTATAAATTATATTTTCAATATAAAGCACGTCAATATTATATAAAATATCAGACTTCAGAATTTATGAAGGGTGTCACAATCTTTTATACCTTTTGTAAAAACAACACAAATTATTAATTCCAGACCTATAAAAATATTTCTATGACTTCAGAAATCTGAAGGGGTAAAGTTTCTTTGACCCCTTTAAATTTATAAGCCGAACAAATCAAAGTGAGTGTTCAAATTAATTACCCTTTAACTGTTTGCAAAGTTTGTGAAAAAGAAACTAAGATTGAATATCAAAAAAGGAAAAGAATGGAATTTGTTGCATTGAAAGAAAAAGAATGTTCAATATGTAATTTAGTCAAAGATATTTCATTATTTTCAAAACATTTATACAATAAAGATGGATATGTTAACAGCTGTTATGAATGTATTAGAAATATTACAAATAAGTCAAGAAATTTAGATAAAGATGCAGGAATAAGATATAAATGCAGTAATTGTGATAAAGATTATTCTAGAAAAGATTCTTTAGTAAATCATGTAAAGACTGAATCATGTCTAAAAAAGACATAGATAGTATATTTCTGAAAGCTTTTGAAAAAACAAATATTTGGAAGAGTATTTAAATTTTGAATATATATAAAGTTATGAGTTTTTTCAAAATAATTTTTTACTGAGATATATAATAATACATGCTATTAACAATATCAAACTTAACACAACAATCGCAAACAGATTATGATATTCGTTGCAAAAAATAAAAATCCAATCATTCTTATATTTAATAATTCTATTAATATTTATATTGTCATTGTATCCAATTTTTTTAAGAACATTATCAAAATATGTGGAACCGGGTCCATGTAAAAAAAATGGGAAAACACCGTTATATGAAATTTCACCATATTTATTTATTTCAATTATATCATCAATTTCATGAAGTGGGTGAACTATTGTTAGAAAAATATCATTATTTGAATCAATATTAAAAAGTTCGGAATTCGTATTACATAAATTAGTAAGTAGTTTTTGATCGTCGGCACTATCGTTAGAGTTTTCATTTAGAATTTGATTTATAATTTCTAATAAATCTTTTACATAACCAATATATGTTCCGGCATTCAAAGAAATATTATTACAAGTTCCGAAATACATTTTTATAGTAAATTTATTAACATAGTGTGTATGATTGATATTATCGTAACCCACTATAATTTTGCATTTTTTTTCATTACGTACTTTTAAAAACATATTTTTCAGCTCATTTAAATTTCTTGTGCAAATCACATCATATCCATCAACAACACAAACAATATCATTAGATGGAAGAGTTTCTAAATATTCAATCATTAATTTGAATCTCCAGTTAAAACCTTTCCATTTTTGCCCAAATCCAAGTATTTCAAGTTCTTTTCCATATCTTCTACAACTTTCTACAAGATAAGGGAAATAATATTTACTTTCGGTTGCAACTGTTACTATATGCAAATCATCCATTTATTTATATAAAATATATCTGTATTACATTTTTAAAATAATTTGTCAATTCATTGTATTTTTTATTGGTATTTTTGTTGAGTATTCTTAAAAACCATCATTGATAAAGGAAAATATAGAAAATTATTTCCATAGTAATCATTTTTGAAAAAAGAACATGCCTTTTTATCTAAAACAAATTTTCTTTTTCTGAATTGTTTTATTATGAAATCATTGTTTCTTTCGTTAATATGACCATCTCCTCCTTGTCCTTCAACAGCCCATGATATAATAACTCCTTTTTTCGCAGATCTGCAAATGTTATCAATAAAAATATCCATTTTTTCTAAAGGTATATGTTCACCTACTTCGAATGATTGAGCATATTCGCAATTCAAATCTAAATTATTCGTAAGATCTTGATGTAAATAATATTTTTCACCTATCATATTGTTATTCTGATCTATTCCATACGCGTCTATTCCATTCTTTCTTAAAAATTTAACATAAGAACAATCTCCACATCCAAAATCAATAATCTTTTTAACACCATTTTTCTTATAAAATTTTAAAAGTTTTTTTTGTAAAACATTCGAAGTAATATGAGTTTGTCTTTGATCATCATTCCAAAATCCACTATCTGAATTTTTATTATCAGTATAACTATACTTAAAAATTTTATTCAATTTAATATGGATTAAATATACGGCATTCATAATATTATTTTTAAATATAATTATAACTATGAAAAACAAAATTAATAATAAAAACAGAATATTCATTTTTATATTATAATTCAAAAAAATGATTTTTTAAATTTTTATTTTAAAAAAATCCACAAAAACAAAATGGATTGCTCAATATGTTCAGAAGATTTCAATTCTAAATTGAAAAGTGTTCAATGTCCTGCAAACGATAAATGTCCATTAGTTTGTGTGACGTGTTTTCTCAAATTTGCAACTGATAACTTTACACCTAGTTGTATGCATTGCAAGTCTGAGATTACTAAAGATTTTATTAGAAGTATTGTAAATAAAACAAAGTTTATTGAATACAATAATTCGAAGTTTCTCGTAACGTTTGATAGACAGAAAAGTCTTTTGCCTCAAACGGCCGAAATTATCGAGAAAGAAAAAGAAATAAGTAAATTAGGATTGGAATTATCTATTAACGCAAGAATGCATGCCACTTTAAGATTAAAAATTCGAATATTTAAAAAAGCAAACCCGAAAATTTTAAAACCAACTAAAAAACACCCTGAAAGAAAAGATATTTATAATAATTATCAAAAATTGATGGATGATGAAGCGAAATTGAAGCAAAACCAGAATAATATAATACGTGAAATAAATTTACGTTACATTAAAAAAGATCAATCTGTTAAAAAAGAGTTTGTTATGAATTGCCCACTTGATGGATGTAGAGGATTTTTGTCGTCGGCTTACAAATGTGGGTTGTGTGACAATTATTTTTGCAGTGATTGTAACCATAAAAAAGACGAACGAAATGACGAGAATCATGTTTGTGATGAAAATGATAAAGCGTCAGTTGCATTTTTAAAAACACAAACAAAAAAGTGTCCTAAATGCGGTGTTCATATATCTAAAATTGATGGATGTGACCAAATGTATTGTGTTGCAGAAAGTTGTATGACATTTTTTTCTTGGACTACAGGTAGAATCGATGAAGGCCCGAAACACAACCCTGAATATTTTAGATTTTTAAGGGAAAGAGGTATGGTAATTCCGCCTTCACAACCAATTGCTAACAATGATGATGCATGTGTAAATTATTTTAATATTGAAATAAGATACGAATATAATGCTTATAATAATTTACGAACTTCTTTGACTTCGTTCGGAGTTAAATACGAAGATTGGGAATCTTATTATAGACGAGCAATTGAAATTATTGGTATGATTAGAAATTTACCAGCCACAATCGGTGATGTAGATGGTGAACAGCTAAGAAAGAAGTATTTGTTAAATGAAATAGATGAAGATAAATGGAAAAAAAATTTAAAAAGAATATTGAAAAAGAATGAGAAAAATTATGAAATTCGACAAATATTGGAACTTTACTTAATAGGGATTAATGAAGATTTCAAAAAGTTTATAAGAAATTTGCGTGATAATAGAGTAGAATGTGTAAGAGAATTTTCTGAAATATTAAACGATTTCAAATTAGGTAATAAAAATTTAATAGATTACATAAATTTGGAAATCAAAAAAATTATGAAAAAATATGATAGTGTTGATAGAAAATTTCTAATATAAAAAGAGATTTAAAGAAATGAGATTTAAAGAAATGAGATTTTGTATATGTAATGGTGTTAACAGCAAATCTAAAACGAAAAACTTAATTTTTAAAAATGCACCTAGATAAAAAGAAAGCATACATCCAGCAAAAAACAAAAAAAATCATATAATTAAAAAAAATGTATGCTGTCCCAATCTTTTTAAATAATTGTTATTCAAAAAGATATTTCCTTTTGAATAAAATAATATTTTTGTATTTAACTTATTTTTAACCGAACATAATTATTCCACGTTTCATTTCTATACAACCTGTTAACCAACCAAATCTATCTTGTTCGCCTGGAAAGACATCAAAACCTGCATTTTTTATTTCTTGTATACCTCTTTTTCCATGTATTTCACAAGTTAAATATTCATCTGCTAAATATACTACGGCATTAATAAGCGGATTGCTTTTTTCCGTTGTAAGTGATATAGTTTCATCTTTATCTATCATTTGTAAAAGTCCGATAATTATATTTATTGGTTCCATGTCAAAGTTCATCTTGTTTTGATAAAGGTTTTTTTGTGAAAAATTCAATTTCCGTTTAAAATTATAAAACAATATTATTGTTTTATAACTATTATGTTCATCTTTTAATTATCATCTTTTGTTAGAAAGATTAGTGTCTTCTTTTCACGCTTCTTTCTTGGAAGAGGATTCCACCACCCATCTGCATCTTTTGTGTAAAATCTTGTGCTAAAAATTGGCCATGCGATAGGACAAGTTCTTAAATAGTCGTTAGTTTGTTGAGGCATTATTATAATTAAATAGAATTCATTCTTTAAATCTATTTTAATTTCGTTTTTTCTTAGAGGATCTTTTAAGTTTTCTTGATCTCCTAGGTGATTTTTTTAAAACTTTCTTTGATCTCTTCTTTGAACCATCATATGATCGACCCATTTTACCTCCAGCGGCATCATATCCAAGCTTTGATGATTCTGTAGGTTTTCTATAGCGAGGGATAGGGAGAGGGATATCGGAAGGGCGAGGGAGAGGGATAGGGATGGAACTACGATCGCGAGGGAGCTCTATATCACAATAATCTTCGATAAAATTCTTAATATTTTGTAAAAACTCAACTGAAGTAATTCTACCATTATTGTAATAATTATAAATACGATTCAAAACTTTACAAGCTATATTTTTGGAATCTTTTAATTTTTCAATTTCATATTCTAATTCAATTATATATAATTCTAATTCTTGAATTTTATTATCTTTCTCACCTATTATTCTATCTTTATCACGTATTATTCTTTCTCTTTCACTATCTTTATCACGTATTATTTTTCTAATTATTTCATTTAATCTTTTAATTTCGTCGTTTTTTTCTTCGTCACCACATTTTATAATTGCACCAATTGACTTTTTTAAATCAGCTATTTGTTTAGTTAACTCTTCTATTTGCTTCTTTAGCTTATCTCTTTCGTCACAGCAATCTTTTAATTTATCTATTTCCTCCTCAAGACTTTTATTTTCCTTTTCTAATATAGCCAATCTACTTAAAGCTTCACTATTACCATAATCGTCAGAAAGTGCTAAACCTAACTCGAAGTCAGATGTTCCATCATTTCTGGATTTTTTTTTACTTCTTTTCATTTTTATTTATACCAAAATAATTTGTTTTTTTATAAAAAAAAGATCTAACCAATGAGATTATAATTCATTCTCAATCTTTTTCAGCCTACATCTTTTATGTATTTGAACAGATTCTTCTTTTTTGTCATATGGTACAATTTTCAGAATACATTTGGATTTTTTCCCATAAAATGGTTTAACGCATCCTGTATGCTTTTTCGATTTTCTACAAGATTTTTTCTTTTCAACTATACATTTTGATCTAAATATCTCGAATCTATCTCTAACATCTTCGTATGACAAATTAGATTTTTTTTTCAGCATCTTATTTACAACTTCATGTAAATTGTAAATATATCGTGAAAATGTTTCACGATTTTTCATTTCATTCATAGTAAGTGGTAATTTTTTAAAATTAAGAGTCAGATTCTCTCTGCAATATCTACAAGGTAAAATGTATTGAAGACTTAATATAAAATCTCTATATTGTTTTTTAGTTTCAAGTGTTGGATTATTTGGATAATTAAAACTCATCGTATGTAAAAAAAACCAGAAAATTGGACCCCACACAGATGTCAGCATCCCATCCTTACTGTTATAATCTTCATGTGAAAAAATGCTTTTTATTTTAGGTTTGGTTTTAGGAGATTTTTTCATCTTTTATTATTATAATATTTTATTTATAATAATAAAAATATTCTTTTTTGTTTTTTTTCCAACCTGTGTTTTCTTCTAATTACATTCTATCTTTGTAAAATCCTTGTTTTTCCTTTTCTTGTTGTTCAAACATCATTTTATTAATAGTTGCCCTTGTTTCTTGATCTAAATCAGACATATTTGCATTCGGAGGCCGAACCAAAGATAAATCGATTTCAGGATCACCTTTCATTACACAAGGCCACCATTCATCAAATTTTTTCTTGTCTAATTCCACAACTAATTCTCTTTTATCATCGCTATTAATTAGCCAAGTGCAGTTATCTGTTTTGATTACACTGAATAATTCTCCATTGAAAAATGGTTCGGATCCTCTAATACCAACTAAAATTTTAGTAGGATTTAATTCAACTATTATGTCTTTGCCTTTGATATTTTCGGGAATAGGAATATATAGAGAAAGATCTTTGGCATTTTGAGTCCATTTATAATTTTCAAAATCATAACCATTATCATTGTTAGGAGCTAATCCTTTCGAAGTTTCTTCAGATTTTTCTTCGGTTTTTATTTCGTCTTCAACAGTCTCGATTTGCATTTTTTTATATAAAAAGTGTTATTTTTAAATTCATTTCATTTATTCATTTATCATAAATCCATCAGTCAAACCAATTAAACTCTAAAATACCACTATGTATTTCAATGTATATGTCTTTACACCCTTGAAGATTTAAAACGCCGGAAAAATAAAATTGATTTTTTATTTTTCATCTCAATAATTAAATTGAGAACATAAATAATGAGATATGTTAAGGCAGAGCTATCGCGCCAACCGTAACTATCGATGATTTATTTATGGCTCCATCTCATCGGGGATGTAAAATACAGGCTTGCGCCTACTCAGTGGTACTACATCGGTACCGGAATTAGCAATTCCCTAATAGTTTATTTTTAATTATTAGACCACCCAAAATTTACATGGACTGCTGTATCCAACCTTGAAAATAAAGATTCTAAAACCGGCGTTTTAAATCTTCAAGGGTGTAAAAGAAACGAAAATACTTTTCCATTATGTTCATCCTTATTACGTTCATCTATTTCATTTGTCAATATTAACAAATGTCTTATTAGATATAAAAGATTGTCTTCAAATTCTATATCATCTAAATCGATTGTTCCATGTTTTTTCCCGTCTTCAGCAACTTCAATCATTGCTGATTTCAATATTTCAATGAAGGCATTTATAGATCGATTTTTAATATCACCCCTGAAAAATTCAACTTTAGCGTTTAATTCATCTTTGAAAGACATATTTAATTGCGATTTGAAATTATATTTATTTTTTTTAATAAAAAATCATTTTTTTGAAACCAAAATATCTATGCGAAAAATAATTTGATTTTAAAGAAATATTCTAAACATAATAAAAAATGATATTAAACGATTACTCAACACATTTACCCACATTACAATATGTTTTAGATAAAATTGGTAAATGTAATATATTTGAATATGGAATGGGGATGTATAGCACAACATTATTTGATGAAAAGGCTGATAAATTGATAGCTGTTGAAATGCAAGATGAAAATTGGTTTAACAAAATGTCTCAATATGAATTTAAAAATAAACCAGAATTGCATTGTATGGTTGGTAAAGATCCTGCGATAGAATATTTCAAAAGTTTAGAATTAAAATTTGACGTTGTCTTTGTTGATGGACATGGTGAAAGTCGATGGAAATGTATTAATGAAGCTTTCGGGAAATGTGATATAATAATTGCTCATGATACGGAAACAGCTTCATACAATTGGAATCTAGTGAATTTACCAGAAAATTATTTATGGTTGGATGTTAAAATCAATAATCCGTGGACTTCAGTTATAACAAATAATAAAGATCTAATTGTAAGTTTATGTAAAGATCTTCGCGCAAAAGTTAGATAAAGCAATTGATATTTTTAAATACGAAAGAGATTTAAAAACCTATTTTTTTAAATTTAAAAATGAAAACTATTTCAGCATTTTGGATTCCATCTCCCGATAAAAAATATACAAATTTCGGAGATATTCTTACACCTTATATACTAAATAAATTTGATATTAATTGCATTCATAAAGAAAAAGAAGATGATCCTCAAATTATTGGAATTGGGTCATTGTTACACATGATTCCTCGAGACTATAAAGGGTTGATTTGGTCAAGCGGATTTATGTACCCAACTCATAGCTTAAATTTACAAAAAGATCCTCTCGCGGTTAGAGGAAATCTAACAAAAGCTCAATTTCAAAATGATATGACAAAAACGGCTATTGGAGATGGTGGTTTAATTTTAGAAAATATTTATAAACCCAAGAAACAATTGCATCGATATAAGTTAGGTGTTTTTCCAAATTATGTGGATATTGTAAATATGAGAGATGATCCTATAGAAGAATTTAAAATTTTCAAACAATACCCAAATGATGTTTTATTGATAGATCCAAGAAATTACATAGAAACTGTGATAGATCAGTTATGTTCATGTGATAATATAATAACTTCTTCTTTGCATGGGGCTGTTGCATCTGATTCTTATGAAATAAATTATGGAATTTTCGAATCAAGGGAAACGCAAATTGCAATTCATAGATTACAAGGGTCATTCAAATTTCGAGATTATTTTTCAGCATTTGAACAAAATTTTCCAGGACCTGGTATATATTTTGATAAAAACACATCGATTGAAAAAGCACTTTCTATATGTAGACCAGTAAATAAACCAACTTTAAACGCAATTAAATTAGGACTTATAAAATCAATTGATAAAATTAAAGAAATATGAAAATAAATATAATTTACAAACCCTTATGTTTTTTAAATTATTATGTAAAAAGTCTCCATGAATTTGATCTACAAAAAACACATGTTTGGTTGTATTTTAACCATTTTTGAATACATTCAGTATGTATCGCGTTTTCACATTCCGGGCATTTAGAAAGATCTGTTGATAATGTTTCGTAGCATATTGGACAGTCATCGCCTAAATTTCTTTCTTTGCAACTAGAATTAAAAATGCTTAAATCTTTTTCAAACATTGATTTTAGAATATCATGTAAAGAACAGATATCTTTCGATGAAAGAATAAAATTTGTAAAAAAATTCAAGTCTTTGCTTTGTATAATTTTGATAAATATAAAACATATATGTTTACAGTATATTCTTTTTGAATGATTTATTTTATAATCCATGCAACTACATGTCATATAATTAGAATGAATTAAAATTTTATATATATTATTAGTTGAACCTGAAATAGTAATTTCATTATCATCTTTTTTGAAACCAAGAAGATAGTATTTTTCATTATACAATTTTCTAATTCGTTTTTTCTGTTGTTCAGATATATTCAAACTTAGCACATCTTCCATTTTCTTTTTAATTTTTTTCAATCATTTTTTTTCATTTTTTTTTCAATTTTATATAAAAAAAAAATAAATTTGAATGATAATACAGTAGAACCATTTATATTTAGAGAAAACAATATAAGTTGTTTTTCAAATTTTTCACCATTTTTTTTAAGACATGAATGGAATAAACATGGTGTATATGCGAATAAATATGAAAATATACAAGATTATTTACACCCTTGAAGATTTAAAACGCCGGTTTTAGAATCTTTATTTCAAGGTTAGACTTAGCATTCTGTGTAAATTTTGGATTGTCTATGTATTTTTAAACATAGGGATTGCTAATCCGATACCGATGTAGTACCACTGATTGAACTTTTAGTTCGTCTGAGATATTCTGGTCTTCCTTTTCTCATTATCTCATTTTTTACTATATGTAAAATATTCCTTGATGCATTCGTATCTCTATTCCATAACCCTAAACAAGTTTTACATGGACTGCTGTATCCAACTTTGAAAATAAAGATTCTAAAACCGGCGTTTTAAATCTTCAAGGGTGTAAATGATATTAGAGGAAGCTTATTTAGTAAATATCTAATACAGGTAATAGATGATGATAATTATCAGGAATTGTATTTTAATGTATGTGCAAATTACGATGAAAGCACAAAAAAATATAATTGGGGTTTTTGTGTAGATGGATGAAAAAAAAATCAAACCAAAAATGGAATTTAAAGAAAAAATAATTGTACATAAAATAGAAATGTCTGAAAATAATAAAGAAAGTTCGTTAACATCACCAGAAGATAGAAACACTGAAAATAAGTGGAAGCCTGACCAGTTTCAACCACCATTGACAAATGAGGAATCTGTTGCGGCAATTCAAACGTTGAATAATACTGCTTTCATCGAGAAATTTCCAAAGGTAGATAGAACATATGCCGATTCTGCAATAGCTTTGCAAAACATTGGATTGATATCATTTGTTCCAGCTCAAGGTGCAACTCCAAATTCAAACGGTGTTTTTGGTTTCGCGAAACTAAGAGGAAATTTTGCTTCTGAAATGGAAGCGAATCAAAGAGCCGAACATTTAATTAGAAATGTGGATTCATATCATCAAATTTATCATACATATGTTGGTAGACCATTTCCTATTACTGTAAGTAGTAGCTATTCATCTGAAACAACAGAGGTTGATATTAGAAAGGAAACAACGAAAACAATTTCAAATAGTATTAAGGAAAAAAAGGAATTAGAGCAACAGCAAGTTAAAGATATCAAGGATCGAGAGGAATTATTGTTGGCAGAGTCTAAGAGAGAATCTCCTGATGAATACGAGAATTATATTACTTTAAGAGTAAAGAAAGCTCAATTAAGTTTTACATATTTGGAGCATTTGAAGAAGTCGGAAGAAATTAAAAATATCATTTTGAAAACTCGCCAAGAGGTTATTCGAATGGATGAAGATAATCCAACTTTTAAGGATACTTATTATGAAAAATACATGAAGGCAAGAGAAGATGCTGGTATAAAAGAATCAAAGGAAGAGTCTCAGGATAATTTCATAAAGTTTCTTGTTGAAGAGGCAGTATTACCAGGTATTGATTCATAAATTTTAAATTTTATATAAATTGAATATAAAATTGAATAAGATGTAAAATTGAATAAGATTTTTAATTTACATATAACCTTGACGTCCTCTCCACAATTGAGCAGCATGTCTTAATTTATCAGCACGACGACTTTTCTTAGGGCTACTACGACTTCTTTTCTTTGTTGGGCTACGACTTCTTTTCTTTGTTGGGCTACGACCTCTTTTCTTTGTTGGGCTACGACGACTTTTCTTTTTCATTGAAAGTAAAGTTCTTGCTGCATTGGCAATTTCTAAATTTGAATAATGTTGACGAGTTTTAGAATACATAGAATATTCTAGAGCTTTTTTTTGTTTTAGTGATAGTTTCATTTTTTATTTATGTGTAAGAAAATAAAATGTTTATAATAAAAAACGATTTAAAGACAAGCAAATATTAATAAGTCCATATGGCTCAATTCGGATAGAGCACTCGACTTCTAATCGAGAGGTTCCGGGTTCAAGTCCCGGTATGGATTATTTTTTTATTTTACACCCTTGAAGATTTAAAACGCCGGAAAAATAAAATTGATTTTTTATTTTTTTATCTCAATAATTAAATTGAGAACATAAATAATGAGATATGTTAAGGCAGAGCTATCGCGCCAACCGTAA